TCTCTAGGTTTTACCTTGTTCCTTGCGTAAGCAATAACTCTATGCCCTAATGCTAATTCCTGGCGGTATATATGATAAAATGGATAAATGAAATCCAACTATGAAAAATGTTACTTTTGTAATAATGAGGCGTTATACACACAGCCATATAAATTTATCATAATTGAAGTATGTAAAAAACACTTTAGCATGGCGCTATCCTCATGACCCAATACAAGGTTTTTGATGAAGCAATAGTTTTAAAAGTAAAGACCAAGCGACCAGAAAAATGGTTATTACTGGATAGAGAAACTGGGCAAGTATATCAAGGAAATCCAAAAGGGTATTGGGATATACTTAAGCCATATATAAAAGAGGAGGAATAGAATGAGGTTAGCATTAGTTGTATCTTCTTTGTTGCTAGTTGGGTCAATCTTCTTAGCAAAGTATCAATCTAAATATTCTAAAAATTGGTTTAAATAAATGCCATTTTTAGAAAACTTTGAAAATTCTATTTTTCAAGAAGAACTGCCTTTTGCTTGGCCAGAACAAGGATGTGTTCCACAGTTAAATCCAAAGATAGCAGAAACAGTTAAAGAAATCGAACGGTATAGAGAAAGACTAACATACATGGAGGAACATGGAATCTAACTATCCTGAAGCCTGGCAAAGACAAACCCCTAAAGGCTATGACCCATATGGCAATATGGCTAAATTACAATATAACGAATCTGTTATAAATGATGGTTTGGCATTAAAGGTTTTTCAAGACTATTGTTGTAACGGCTGTTTCTGTACATCTGAAAACGATCATAAAAAGTCCTAAGTTCAAAACTTTAGTTAAATAGCAAAATGGTATACTTAAATTATGTGGGGTAAAAATAAAACAACAAATACGATAGAGTTTGTTGCATTAAACAAATATGGGTTCGAGGTTAGCCCAAAACCATTTCCTGCCTCTCAAGCAATTCCTCAATGGTGGAAAGATGCCACTCCGTATAGCGTAAGTAAAAATAATCCTGACGGTAAAAAATTAATAATTGAAAACAATGAATCTAACGCTTCATTTAAAAAATGCACACCAATGTTAGACATGCTTTCTTCTGGCTACGTAGTTCCTCTTTGGGCAGATGTACAGGTTAAAATTAAAAACGATCAACCTTCTTTAAGTTGGAGAGTTAAAAATCCAGTCTTTGATTTGCATAATGGGCACGGTATAGAAAAACCAGATGGTTACCACCAGGTTAAATATAAGTTCATAAACCAATGGATACCAAAACTACCAAAGGGATACTCTGCCTTAATAACTCCTTGCTTTGGTTATCCCAACAATGTTTTTAGAATAATCTCTGCGGTTATAGATTATGACAAAACAACCCATGCGCTCTTTCCACCAGTATATATAAAAGAAGGGTTTGAAGGAATTGTAGAAAAAGGAACCCCTATGTTTCAAATCATACCTTTTAAAAGAAGTAACTGGGATTCTGAATTTTCTTTTTTGCAAGATGGGGATTTTGAAATTAGAATAGATCGTGACGTCAAAGCAACTATTGTAAATAATTATATAAAAAACTTTTGGGAAAAAAAGAATTACAAATGATAAATCAAGGAAATGATATACCAGAAAAGACTATAGCAATCTTTCCCAATCCTTTCGATCACTTTAAGTATGACAAAGATCAGTTGCCTAACGTAATAGAAAAATCACCTAAAAAAAGAGATTGGTTTCTGCCACACTTTTACAGGTGCTTACCATTAACAATAGGAAACCAGTATGGGTTTATAGTTAAAAATGAATTTCCCTTTACTTTTGTCTGGGACGGCAGAGAATCAAAAGATGCTTTAAAAATTAATTTTGATAAAGACAATAAAAACTTCAATAAAAATAGCATAAAGATAGAAAGCCATTTTGGAAGCGGTATCATTACAATATCTACGCCTTTTACCTTAAGAACTCCTCCTGGCGTAAACTTAATGACAATAACTCCACCTAACTATGTAGTTCCAAATATTACAGTTATGACAGGCGTTGTTGAAACAGACAATCTTCGCAGAAACTTTACTTTTAACCTAAAGGTTCAAATGCCAGATATAAAGATAACAATTCCTGCTGGAACCCCACTTGCTGCTTTTATGCCAATACCAAGATACTACGCCGATGATTTTGAATTAAAATTTGCAGAAGATATTTTTAATGAAGATTTAGTTGTTGAAGAAATGCAGGCAGAGTATGATGCTGGTATTCATAGAAAAGAAGTTGAAAAAACCTTACCAAATCAGGTTGGCAGAATCTATTTTATGGGCAAAGATATTTATGGCAATGATTTTAAAGATCATCAAAAACCTTAAATCACCATTTACCTATCGGACATTTAGACTTTTCTAATAATGTTTTTAATTTCATAAAACATCCACACTTTTTACATTGATTAGTCTTAGCCCTATAAAACTCACAACCTTTACAAATTTCGAGACGGTATTGAGCAACTTCCTCTGGCGATCTTGGTGATCCATTAATCAAATCCCAAGGCTTAGTATCATCGCTCAAGATATTTCCAAACCAGATTAATTACACCAATGACGCATATAAAAGATATACAAAACAATACAAACCCCATATTCCAATTATAGCCCATATGGGAGGTTTAACGCATATATCTCCCATAGTGTATGTTTCATACATTGTTGGGGGATGGGAGGTTTGGTAGTCTCATTTTCGGCTTCGATTTATACCGTCGCAAATGCGTGATACTATTAGGACATGACTATGCATGCGTTAACTACATTAAGTGATTCTACCGCTACCCGCTTAACTCCACCAGGTGCACACGGTGGATTAGATTTTACAATTCAAAATGTTAATAGTACTGGCTATATCTATCTCGGCGGTGAAGGAGTTACATCCTCGAACTACGGCTTTAGAATTTTGCCAAACCACTCTATATCGTTTGAACTTGCTTCGCCCGACGCTATATATGCTATCTCTTCAATTAACTCTATGAACGTCGCTGTAATTCAAATCGGCTTGGAGCCGTAAGTGGCTAGATTTACTCATCCAGCATTTGGCGATGTTGGTGGACTTACGACGGAGATACAGTCCTATACGCCAACTTGGTCTGGAGATGGACTTGTTTTTACTGGAACACCTGCGACAGGTTATTACATAAAAATCGGAAACTTAATTCAAGTTCAAATTAGTGTTGACTTTGATAATGTAAGTAATTTTGGAACTGGACAATATTTTTTGACTTTACCTTTTCCGTCAAAATATCATACTGATGTTTATGGTGGATCAATTCACGATGTTGTAAATCAAGGTGTAGATCATTACAGTCTTAAAGGACACTTATCTGATGGAAGTTCTACTTTTACAATTTGGAATATTAAATCTTCAGCAGCAGATGAACCATTTGACCACAACAGTCCAATTGGTTTAACTACAGCAGATTTATTTCATATGTCATTCTCATACATTTGTGAATAATCATCTTAAATAATGATATAATTTGATTTATGTCACCTCAAGATTGGGCAGCCCTAACATTAACAATTCTTACAATTGTAACTATTGTCGCAGGTGGAATACGTTGGCTCGTAAAACATTACTTAAACGAACTTAAGCCAAATTCTGGATCAAGCCTCAAAGACTCCGTTAATCGCCTAGAGGAAAAGACTGACAAATTATTTGATTTATTACTTGAACATTTTCAAGATCATTCTAAAAAGTAACTATATATTATATATAAAGATATTTTAAAAACCTATTTACAGTATATTCTTTTCTTTATATATTTTAAGTATACACTATGAGGTCTGGATTTTTGCAACTTTACCCGAAAAAATTATAACAATTTTATAACGATAATTTATATATCTGGATTATAACGTTTTGTTATCAAATCATATTTTTATTAATATTAACTGATATAATCCTACTAGACTAATCTCTTGGTTGCTCTACCCCCCACCCACTGCGCCAGGAGATTAGTCCTTTTTTATGGTATAATCTTAGTATTATGTGCGTATCTACAATCGAAAAACATGGCGCTAGCCCAGCAAATGTTCAATGGACAGTGGTCAGGGGAGATAGCGCAACACTTAAAATTGAATTTTTTGAAGATGATGAAGTTACCCCATACGATACATCAGACTGGACTTTTAGTGCTACATCCTATGATCCAAGCGGAGATTTTTTAGATGAACTTACAACTATTGCAGAAAATGGTTATGTAGAGATTTTTGCTCCTTCTTCTATTACAGAAAATTGGGGATCTGCAAACTTTAAATCAGTAGTTGCAGAACTTCAGTTTGACTTAGAGGTTGTAATCGCTGGTGGTAGTGGCGAAAATCTTGATACAGTTTGGACACCAGTAATTGGAACTATCTGTGTCTTAGGCGATGTTAGTTCGAGTCTATAATGCCAGTAGTTAAAATTTCAGCAAAAAAAGATAACTTACCACCAATCATAAGAATTGGTAAAAAGATATTTAAAGTAAAGAAATAAAAGTATCACCATGGCAAAAAACATGGATTTTCCAGACACATCAAAAAAGAAAAAATATTCAGACACAGTAAATCAAACACAAGCAACTGGTATTCAGTATGTTGCTGTTCCTGGAATGCAGGGGGTACAAGGAGAGCAAGGACCCAAAGGAGATAGGGGAGAACAAGGCCCTAAAGGCGATAAGGGCGACAAAGGAGACAGGGGCCTTACAGGTCCACAGGGAGAGCGAGGGGAGCCAGGAAAAGGCGCAGAAGGCTACGATAGCGTGTCTGGTCAATACCCAGGATGGACATATTATAAAAATAAAAATTTACAAGAAGTAAAACTTGGCCCAGATAGAGGCGATGATGGCTGGGTATTAATAAATTTTATAAAAGACGAAGATGAGTCAAATGAAACCTATATTCCTAAAGGAGTAAATACCTTATGGAATAGTGAGTCAAAAAACTTTAATTTCAAAACCTTAAAAATTGGTGCAAGGGTAGATATAAGGTATGATTTTACTATAAATACATATATAAATAATACAGAGGTTTGGACTAGGGTTTTTATTCCAGAGTATGAAAAATGTCCAACAGGCTATGTTTCAACATTAAAATATCAATACTCTTATGATATGTCTTATAACCAAACCTTATATATCGATGCTCAAAGAATTCGTACCCTAGGAGGCGCTATACAGTTTAGGGCAGACAACGAAAGTAGTCTGGTGCTAAATGGTATTTATATCTCTGTTTCTTAGTGGTATAATGATATTGCTAATATTTTAAGTTTAATATGTTAGACTTAAGCAAAAGGAGAAAACATGGCATTTCCAGGTACATATAATTTCAGTTACTACCGTGGCGATACTAATGAGTTTGTTATTCGTCCCAAGAATGCTAATGGAACTTCTTTTAATTTAACAGGCTATACAGCAAGTTTTGTAATTGCAAATCGTCGTGGATCAACTGGAACACAGACGGCAGGAGCAGCAACAATTAACACATCTACAAATATAATTACTTGTACTATTACATCTCCAGTTGGAAGAACTCTTACAGCAGGAACATATGTTTATGATGTTCAAATTACAAATACCGCTCCAGATCCAGATGTTATATTAACAGTGTTAACTGGCTCTATTACAGTTACCGACGATGTAACAGGTGCCGTCTAATGACTGAGGTTATATTATCTAATGATGATGTAACTGTTTTAGGTCCACCTGATACCGTTGAAGTTTTAGTAGATATAGGACCAACAGGAACTCGTGGTAGTCAGGTATTTGTTGGTATTGGAGATCCAAATGTTATTGAAATTGGTCAAACCCCTCTTTTAAATGATCTTTATATTAACGCATCTCCTGGAGAAAACTATTCATATCTTTATCAATATGTCTCAGAGCCTGGAGGAGATCTTTGGGTTGAGATTATTAAACTAAATCCAACCATATATTCTAAAAGATTGTTAACATCTTTCTCTAATGGAGAAGCACAAATCATTATTCCAATTTCAAGTATAGTTAACATAACTGGTGCACCACTAGTTGCTGAGAACTTTAGTATCCAGTACTCAATTAGAAATGACAGCCCAGTTTCTTCTTCAATGATAGTTCCAGCCCTTACTGGTACAGGAGAAAATTTAGTAATTAACTTAAAGGCTGCCGAATACACATTAGAGTCTGGACCATCTGCAGACTGGCAAGCCCTAGAGGGTACAGTAGGAGTTGATATTTTTATAACAATTGTTGCAGAAAATGAAGAATCGTAATATGGATAAAAAAATGTGTTATAATTATTCCGAGGTGATACATTATGGCAGTTGAAAGTATTGGTACATTAGTACCAACAAAGATCCCAGGTTTATCGGATGCAGCAGACATCCAAGCAGCACTAAGAGCATACCACTATGGCTCTTACACATTTGATCCAGCGGAATCAAATGCTGCAAATTTAATTAATCCATCTGTTGCATATACAATAAACAATTTGCAAACACAAATTACAAATATTGCTAGCGACTATGTAGATGAAAATGTTTTTACAGCCAAAGGCTCATTAGTTACTGCATCAGGAGCAAACACACCAGTTGAACTCTCAATTGGAACTAATGGACATGTCCTTACTGCAAATTCTTCAGCAACATTTGGTCTTGAGTGGGCAGCCCCAGCAGTAACTGCATCAAACACAGTAACTTTAACAAACAAAACTTTAACAGCACCAATTGCTACATTAGCAACAAACGCACAAACAGCCTCTTACACTTTAACAATAACAGATCAAAGCGACATTGTAGAAATGAACGTTGCATCTGCAAATAATTTAACAGTTCCGCCAAATGGTGATGTTGCATTGCCAATAGGAACAGTTGTTACAATCCTACAAACAGGTTCTGGACAAACGACACTTGTTGCAGGAAGCGGAGTAACAGTAAATGGTTCTCCAGGATTAAAACTAAGAGGACAATGGTCTAGCGCAACTCTAGTAAAACGTGATACAAATACTTGGGTTGCCATAGGAGATTTGACTTCATAATGTTAAATTTACTTGGGGCAGGAGCATCTGGAGGTGGACGTAAACCAGGAACACCTACTATTGGTACAGCAACTGCTGGAGTTCAGCAAGCATCTGTAACCTTTACTGACCCAAGTTATTTAGGAAAACCATCAAGCAATAATATTTATACAGTAACTTCATCCCCAGGCGGTGTTACAGCAACTGGAACATCATCTCCAATTACAGTAACTGGATTGACAGCAGGTACATCATATACATTCACAGTTACATTAAGTACACGTACATCAGATAATAGTATTATTTCTACAAGTGATGCATCAGCATCAAGTAACTCAGTTACTCCAACAGCACCTGGTCCGTTCTTCCCACCGTTCTTCCCATTCTTCCCACCGTTCTTCCCACCATTTTTTCCATTCTTCCCAGGTTTTGGTCCGTTCTTCCCACCATTTTTCCCAGGATTTAACCCAGTAGCACCTGCTGGACAGTGTATCCATGAAAATACATTAATAAAAACTCCAAATGGACTTATACCTGCTAAATTGCTTGAAGTTGGAGACGCAGTTTATACAGTTGAGTTTGAAGAATTAGCAAACCAAGACATTGACTCTGATGAAATAAATTATATTAATTTTAACTCAGAAACATTAGTTTCTAATTCTGGATTAGTTGAAACTACAATAACAAATAAAATTCAAAGCACAAAAGATTCTGTAATGTATTTCAATGATGAACAAGAAGTTCTGTTTTCTTTAGAACAACCAATGTTCGTAAAGAGAAATGACGAGTACGAAGTTATTCCTTCAGGAGTTGTTGAAGAAGGAGACTTCCTATTAAAGATTACCGATTCTGGAGCCTTGTTAGAAGTTTTAGTAGAACAGATAACAGTTATTGAGGAAGAATCTTCAGTTTATTTGTTTGACTGTGAGCCACAAGATTGGTTTATTGCTGGCGGTTATTTAGTTCATAATAAATAATTAATACAAAGTCTTTGGGGGTAAGTCGTGGGAATTTATAGATTTGAAAATTTTGTTTCTATTGAAGATCAAAAAAATATTATTAAATTTTATTCAGATAATCCAAAATGGAAAACCCTTAAAAATGAAAAAAAATTTTCTACTCAACAAAAAAACATGTTAGATACTAGAGAAAATAATGAAAATTTAATTGGCATTGATAATTTAGTAAAAACTTTAAATGACTATAATTATAAAATATCAGAGTTAATGCATAAAGAAAAAATAATAGAGAATACAGTAGTTGGAACACTTCCAAGTCTATATAAATATGAAAAAGGATATAATCTTAGAGCACATCTTGATACAAGGTATATGCCATGGGTTTCTCATGCATCGGTTATATACTTTAATGATGATTATCTTGGAGGAGAACTGTTTTTCCCAAAGTTAGACATTGAAATCAAACCAAAGCCCAGAGAGTTAATTATTTTTTCACAAACAGAAAATGAGTATTTACATGAAATTAAAAGAATTAAAGAAGGGGCCAGGTATTCAAGTGCTTCTTGGTGGGGATCAAAAGCCCCAGAAGAGGTTCTACTAATGAGATTTAATTTTAACTAAAAATATTAGTAATTGACTTTTTTGTTGTATGTGTTATAATTTAACTATAGGGGGTAAATATGGAACAAGTGAATAATGGAATTACGCATTGGACAGAGTTGCCAAGAAAAGAAACTACTACTGAAAGAGTTTTAGAGACAACCATCCAAGATGGTATTTCTGTAATTAATTTAGATTATGGAATTAATTTATATAAAAATGCAATTAAAAAAGATGAATGCAAAAATATAATAGATACTCTTGAGTCTGAAATTGCATTGGGAATACCTGGTATTCAGTGGAGTGGGGCTAAAGTTAATGGAACAGAGGATGTTGAGTTTGTTAGAAATTGTGTTGATTTAAAATATAAAAAAGAAAGTTTGGGCGTACACATTCCTTTTAATCAAGGACTAAAGGATATACATGAAAGTGTAGAAAAAAGTTTAGACTCTTGCTTACAGCATTATGAAAGCCTTTGGCATTTAAAGATGCACTATAAAGAAGCATTTAACTTTGTCAAGTATTTGCCAGGAAAATATTTTAAAATTCATGCAGACCACGGTCCATACTATACCTGTACAATTTCAGCAGTTATATATTTAAATGATGATTATGATGGCGGAGAAATACAATTTACAAGACATGGGCTAACAATTAAACCAGATGCTGGCGATATTGTTATATTTCCGTCTAACTTTGTATATGAGCACTCATCTTTAGAAATTACTTCTGGTGTAAAATATTCAGTTGTTATTATGACAGACTATAATGACTTATATCACAAAGATGGAATAGGTTATACAAAAAAGAAATCTAACAATGAATAATGTTAATAACATTGTTAAAAATATAATAAAGTTTAATTCACAAAAACCATGGATAAATAGAAACTCTATTCCATCTACAACTCAAAAAACAATTCCTGAATGGTACAAGAGTGCAGATAGGTTTGCAAAAAACCTAAACACTGGAGAATACTATCAGGCAACAAAAGAAATATGTCCATTTCCAAAAAATGGCACAGACTCTGATTATGGAAAAATTCCTACATGGAAAGCATGTCCTGGAATTATGGATGGATTTTTAACTGGTTATGTCCTTAAAACCCCATGCGATATTAGATTCTTTAAAAATAAAGATGGAATAATTGATGTTGAAGTTTCTGATTCAAGATATCAAGATTTTTGCACTCAAAGATCTCCTATGCCACAATTTGAGCATCCTCTGGGATATGATAAAAATCATTTTGCCTGGTATTCAGACTGGGGCCTAGATTTACCAGATGGATATAGTGCATTATTTATTACACCAATGAATAGATTTGATTTGCCATTTTTAAACACAACTGGTATCATTGATTGTGATAAAGTAAATTTATTAGGAACTTTTCCATTTTTTGTTATAGACGGATGGGAAGGAACCTTGAGTGCTGGAACTCCATATATGCAAATAATTCCTTTTAAGAGAGAAGACTGGAAGCACGAAATAAAAATTACGGATATGGAAGATATTTATTCTAACTTTAGGAAAAATATAAGTTTATATAGACAGCCAGATGGCGGTATTTATAAAAATGAAGTATGGTCTAAAAGAGAGTACAGATAGGAAAAAAATGAGTAATTGGACAGAAAAAATAAACTTAGGTAATGGCATAGTCTGTTACAAAGGTGTGCTTAAAAAAGAATTAAATATTATTGAAAGGCTTGAATCAAACCTTGGAGATGTTGGTAGTTCAAGTCATTTTTCTTGGCTTCCAGCATATGTTGGATATAAACAACTTATGCCAAACTATAGAGACTGTGTAGACTTTAAGTTTAAAAAAACTGATTTAAAGGGAGATATAAGTCCTAAGTCTGTAAGACTTCAAGAACTTTGGCAAGATGTTTATGATGCTCAATTGCCACCAGTTGAAGATTACTGTAGGGACTATAATATTTATGAATTAAAATATTGGGAAGCCTTTAACTTTATTAAATATGGTCCAGGACAACACTTTCAAGAACATCATGATCACGGATACTCATATAACTGTACCGTTTCTTTAGTTGGATATATAAATGACGACTATGATGGTGGAGAATTATTTTTTAGACTGCAGGATTTAAATATAAAGCCAGATGCTGGAGATTTATTTATATTTCCTTCAAACTTTATGTATCCACACAGAGCAATGCCAGTTCATTCTGGAACAAAGTACTCTGTTGTGACAATGCTTGATTATAATAAAAAGTTTCATACTGAAGAAATGTATGTTGAAGATAAATAAATTATGATCAATATATCGGTTGAAAAAATGAATGGATGTATATTTGATATACAGCCAATGTCTATCAAAAGAGATTGGATGAATGAGACATCTGAAAACCATGCTTATAGATGTTTCCCAGTAACACAGGCAAACGTTGTTGGGTGGAGCCTTTCATGCAAGCAAGATATAATATTTGAATGGGATGGAATTAATGATGAAACAGATAAACATGTTAAAATCTTAAATCCAAGAGGTTCCTATTCTGGAAGAGGTCAGTCTACAATAAGTTTAGATACATCTTTGGTTTTTAGAACAGATATAGATGTTAGTATTTTAACTATAAATCCTGTTAATTATTTTAATGATGATTTTGAAACAATGTCTAATTTAATTAGTACATCTTTTTATGAAAATCCACTTCCCCTTGCATTAAAGGCAAAAAAATCAAATGTTCAAACAGTAATAAAAGCGGGAACTCCAGTTGCAACCATTATTCCTATTTCTTTAACTAATCTTAACAATACAACGATTAACATCATTAAATATAATGATTCAAAAAAAATAAGACAACAGGCAAACGAGTCTTATGGAAAAGCAGCACAGGCCATAAACTCTTTGGGGCAATGGACAGATTGGTATAGAAATGCTGTTGATGAAAATGGAAATTCTGTAGGATCTCATGAAGTTAAAACTTTAAAGTTAGGCGTAAGCGACAATGCATAAGGATATGGTAGATAGCAAAATCCAAAATTTTTGTATTATGCTACAATTATTATCATGAAAACAGAAAACTCAGTTGTAGTTAC